GTCACAACTCAGCTGAGCCGTGCAATTGCACAAAGCACTGACATTGCAGGTTTCAGAGTAGCACTTACTAACGCAGAAGTTGCTCTCACAGACATCTCAGACGCAACAGTAACTCTGGTAGGTCCAGCTAACACTGCACTTGCTGGCGCTGACCTGGGCGTTGTAATGTCACCAGAAGCCATGGGTTACGCTATGAAGCGTGAGCCAACTCTGAAAATGTTCAACGACGTTGACCGTGATCGTCATGACATGGTTGCTACCGTCCGTAATGGTTTTGTCCAGGTTCGTCCAGGCTTTATCAACGGTATGGTATCAAGTAATGTTGTTGCAGAAGGCACAGCCGCAATCCGTGCTAACCTTGACTTTGTAAGTCAGGCAGTCACTAACCTGCGCACAGCTAACGCTCCAACTGACGCTAGCGGTTTCTACATTGCATGTGTTACACCTGCACAAGAATACCACCTGGCTACTCAGTTGAACAGTGTAAACTCTAGCACAGGCAACATTGGTGACCTCAGCGTTATCGGTAATGGTGCTCTGTTAGACGGACTGATTGGACAGGCAGTAGGTTGCCGCTTCTACAGAAGCAACAACTTGCCAACAAATTTAGCAACAGCATAAGGTATTGATGTGGCCTTCCTAATACTGAACAATCAGGTTATCGCTTATGCGGACTTTGAAGATATTCTGGATGCTGATCAGAGGCTTTTCGAAGCCAATGAAGTATTGTTTGACAATGCGCCCGGCAATCCAGGAGATCTCAACGATTATCTGGACGATTTGAGTATCAAAACGTTTGCCAGAATCAATCAGAAGATCCGTAGCAGTGAGTCTTGGAGGCAATATTTGCTCAATACTGGGCAAACCTATGATGAAATGAATATTCCACAATTTGACGCCAATAAGATCCTGGATCGCAAACAAGATTTTATTGACATGAGCGTTTATTATGTGTTCAAAGAGTTTTTGTTACCCAAGATTGCTGACTTTGGCAATCCAGAGTCACCAGAACTACAGAAAATGCAATACTATGACAAGAAGTTTAACGACTTGTTCACAGAATTGTTGAGTATGTGGGACTGGTATGACGCTGATGGTGATGGAACTGTGGAAGATTCAGAGCGACTCATAAGGCCTCAGCGCAACAGACGCAGCCGTAGCCGCAGAAGCGTGGTGTATACTAGATGAGTTATCGTGACGATATCTTGGCTAGCATAGCCGCAAATGTTGCTAACACGGTTTTCCGTGTTAGCACAGAACTGCCTTGGCAAAGTGGTGACGTCCCATTGTATGTAAAAAACAAGAAGATGATATATGTGGACCGTGATCAAACTGATATACAAGACATGTTTTTAACCCTCAGACATGATTGTGACATCTATCAGCGTGACACACAAGTGGAAGCATATGTAGCCGTGGATGCCAAGAACGAGCCTGCAGAGACTGATGCAATGATAGCTGCTATGATAGCTCAAAAGGACAGTATTAAAGACCAAATCAAGACTTTTTGTGAAGTCCAAACAGAAATAACAGGCGATGTCAATGTGTATACTTTTACATATACATTCGCTCAAATTTACGCCGTCTAAAGGAGAATACAATGGCTTATATTAACACAGGCGCCTTTGAGAACTTTGTAGAACTCTACATTCAAAGTGCACCAGATGCTACTCCTGCACAAATCGACGATCCATTCGGTGTTGGTAACCTAGTTCAAACACAACTAGGTGTATCCGGTGGTGAAGTTGCCGCAGGTGCTATGCTGGTTCCAGCATTGCAAGAAGTAACTGTAAACGCTACTCCTGGACTTTTCCGTTGGAAGCAGTTGGACAGCCTGAGTGAGTATGTAATTACTACCTCAAGCACAAACAGCCTGGGCATGAACCTGGTTGTTGACCCAACTACATTCTTTGGTAATGCAAGTGCTACCGTTGACACTGTTCAGCGTGATGGTATTTTCAAGACCACCAACGAAAAGTATCTGGTATGCTTTAGGTTATACTGGGCAGGTAGTGAAGCTGGTGACGATTATGTTGAAGGCATTGGTTACATGAGCGGTCTTGCTCCCACAACCAATCCTGACGCACCTGTATGGGTATCACCCATCACAATCGAAGTAGCAGGTAACTACAACCAAGGGCAACATCCCTAACAGTGGGGGGGTTTATCCCCCCTAACTAACAAGGAATTCATATGAGTGTTAACAGAGTAAAAAAATTTTTAGCAGACCATGAATCAAACCCACCAGATCGTTTTAACATTGGTGGCAAACAATTCACTTGGGAAAGCGCAAATAAATATGTGGGTAACACTACAGATATAAAGGTAGACCAACATGAAACAGAATCAGATATGGTCGCAGTTGACTCAGATCCAGAAGTTGAAGACACTGGAAGCAGAGATAGCCAAAGCCAAGAATGAGTTACGATGTTTGCATGCAGATGCAGACAAAGTATCAAGTAGATTGAGTTTTTGCCTGAGTGGCATTCACTCATTAAAAACAGATAGGTAGATATAATGAAACTAGCAGAAATCACAGCAACACCCAAACTAATCAAGATTACCCTGGATGAAGAAGCCATCATCGAACAATACGGTGAGGAGCTTGAATTCTATACCTGGGACAGACAACCCATGGAAAAATATCTGGGCCTGGTGGGCACAGAAGTAACAGCAGACAATATGCCTGCACTCATAGAATTTTGTAAGCAGATGATCTTGGATGAAACTGGCACACCCATTATGCAAGGCGATGAAATATTGCCCAGCTATGTAATGAGTTTGGCCATTAACCGTGTAGTAACAAACCTGGGAAAGTCTTAAGCCATGAAATATCAGAGAATGATCCTGATGTAAGCCGAGCACTCATACTAGACAGCCTCGCTGAACGGTATGGTGTTTTACCCAGTCAGATATTACACACAGCTACAACTTTTGATTTATGGGTGTATGATGTTGCAGGCAGTTACAGAAAACTGCAACAAGACAGAGTAAATGATCCACTTGCAGGTTATGACAAATCACAACTTGCACAGAACATCGAGGAGTTTAGGAATAAAAATGAGCACAAAGCGACAAATAATTCAGGGACTTGAGGATATCATAGACGACATCCCTGAAAAAGCATACGAATATTTTGTGGCAGAAACTCCTGTGAGAAGTGGTAATGCCAGACGCAATACCCGTATCAGAAACACAACCATAGATGCTAATTATGCCTATGCTGGCAGATTGGACGAAGGTTGGAGTAAGCAATCTCCTGATGGTATGACCGAACCTACCATTAAATACATAGAGAGATTGATATCAGACAATTGTAGGAGATTTTAATGGCCAAGAGTATCACAGTTGCATTAGAACTCAACACCCGAGACTTTGACCGTGGCATTGCCAAGGTTGACCGTGGCCTGGATGGTGTTACCCAGAGTGCAGAGCGTAGCAAAGCCAGTATTGCAGGTGTAGCCGCAGGCATCACAGCCGTTGTGGGTGCCGCCGCAGGCTTGGTTGGTGCTGTAAATGCCGCCCGTAGTGTGGAAGACCTGGGTATCACACTTAAAACATTATATGGAGATGCAGAGCAGGCAGCCGCCGCACTGGATATTGTCACAGATGCCGCCGCTAGATTGCCAGTAAGCCTGGATGCCATACAAGCTGGTGTGCCAGCACTTGCACTGGTGGAAGAACAATTTGGTGGTTTGGGCAACGCCATAGAATTTACATCAGGTATTGCCAATGCATTTGGCATGAGCTTCCAGGATGCCGCATCAAATGTCCAGAGAGCACTCAGCGCAGGTATTGCCAGTGCAGATACATTCAGAGACAGAGGTGTAAAAGCATTCCTGGGATTTGAGGAAGGTGTAAAATACACTGCTGAACAAACACAAGAATTATTTGTCAAGAGCTTTGACAAGGTAACAGCCGCTAATGCTGATGCTGTTAACACCATGACTGGCCAGCTGAGTATGTTCTCAGATGCTATCTTCCAGATACAAGCAGAACTAGGCGAAGCATTTGGAGATGCACTCAAAGAAAGTTTGGCAGCTATCACAGAAGCATTCAGCCAAAACAAAGAAGAGATCATGGAGATTGCCAGAGTCATAGGTGAGAGCCTGGGCGCCGCACTGACCTTTGTGATCGATAACATGCAGATATTGGTAAGCCTGTTGGCAGGTGCATTTGCCAGCGCCGCAGTGGGCAGAATCCTTGTTGCTGTGGATGCATTTATTAAATTTGCACAAGCAATCAGATTGGCCGCAACAGGTGCCGCCACACTGCAAGCATTCATGGGTCCTGCTGGTATTGCCAGTTTGGCCGCAGGTGCTGTAGCCGCAGGTGCCGCATACCTGGCACTCAATGAAGTATTTGACAGCAACGAAGAAAAGTTAAAAAATCTCACAGTCACAGCATCAGAACTTGGTCAGGTAGAAGTTGCAGAAGGACTCAATGAGCAACTTGTTGTCATGGGTGAAACTGCCGCCGCAGTCAACGAACAAATCAGAATGACCGAAGAGGAAAAGCAGGCCAGCATGGAACGCACTGCTGAACTCATGAAAGAATCTGAGGAAATGCTGGAAAAAATGCATGAGCGTGCTATGGAGCGTGCTGGTAGGATCCTGG